ATCTCTTTTTTCTTCGCCTAGTGTGTCCCATGATTTACTTGGATATCCACCTTTTGGTGTTGGTCCGCGACCTTTGTGTAGATCAAATACGTCCTTAAGCATGTCAAGGTATCTTTTAACTGCGTTTGGTTTGTCATCTTCACTGGTTAAATCAGTAAAGTGTGTTACAGTAGTTTGTCCATTATCCATATCAACTACTAGTGCGTTGCTATGTGTGTTAGACACTTGTGCTACTGTACCTGTTTGGCCTTTGTCCTTAACATACACTCTTTGTCCTACTAATTTTTCTAATTTTTCATGTGCTTCGTATAAGTCATCGCCTTCTTTCATTAAGTTTTTACTAATGTATGCTGGTTTGTTTGGGTCCTGTCTTAAGCCTGGTGTTTTTACTTCGTCCCAATCTGATTTTTTCATGCCATATTTTTCTTCAAACTCTTTGTCAGATAAATCGTTTAGGTCCATTGATAAATCTTTCATTTTGCCTTCTTCCAGATCATCAACATCAACATACTTACCTTCACCATCACAATCTGGGCAATCGTGTTTTTTATGTTCTTCATCTCGCCATTCGCCTGCACCCTGACAAGTTGGGCACTCATATTCTTTGTCTTCTTCAACGCTTTCGTCTGCGGCCACTGCCTGTGCCCAGTCTTTAGGTTTTTCTTCTTTATTTTTACCCATAATTCCAAGATCATCTGTGTATTTTCTAGGATTGTTAAATCCAGGTTGACGGTAATTCTCTTCTTTATCGCGACCTTGATCACGTACAAAACCATCTGGACTTAGTTCTTTAATTTGTTCTAATACTTCTGGCATGTTGTTGTCTAACCAAGACACTATAAGTGAGTTACAGTCTGCTTCTGGATCTACTTCTGCTAGTGCTTCAATGTCATCATATAGTGAATCATCACCAATTAGTCCACCTAAAGCATTAACTCCATTTACTCCATCAACACCACACTGAACTGGATCTCTTAATAGTTTTGCTAGTTTTCTGATGTCTTCTTCTGTTTCTGGAATGTGCCATGTGCCTTCACTTAGTCTTGTTGCCCATGATTCAAATTCTTTTGCAAATGGATTATTATTTTCTTTCATCATTTGATATGCCTTATGAACTAACGGAAGTGCTTGTTCTACTCGCTCATCCATTACACGTTTTACAAATTTATCTTTAATATTGTTAATATCAATGTCTTGTTCTTTTACTTGGCTAGGTTTAAAGTTTTCTTTAAATTGATTATAACCTTTTTTGCCTTTCATTTTGTTAAGAGTATGTTTTAACAGTCTATGATAGTCAAATGCGGCTTCTAACATACCTTGTGTTTCTTGATCTTCAAACGTTCTAGTACGCATAGCGTTTACAAAAGGTCTTAAAGTGATCATTTCATTTACTAGACTAGTAATATGTTCACCTATAGCATCAGTTGGAATACCACCTGCTGATACATGTCTAGCCATAGCACGAGCGCCAATTAGGCTAGTAAACGGTAGTTTAAATCTTTCACTTTGATCATTTTCAACAAACAATGCTTGAATGTTTCTTGAGCGACTGCCTCTAACTTCCTCAGCAACTTCCTTGGTATGTTGAATTTTAATTCTTACTGGACCATAACTTTCGTAACTGCGTTTTTTACTACCATACATACGACTTTCACCTAAATCTACTACTTCATCTTTATCATAGGTACTGTCATCATGACTGACCTGTTTGATATCTCTAATATTTAAACTGCTTCTAGTAATATCTCTAGGCTCAAAAGTTAACATATTTCTTTTGGCAAAATATCTTAACTCTTTTAAAAATGCGTACCATTTTTGTTTTTCTTCGTCAGGTAGATCATTGGTAATGTTTTTACTAAAGTAAACTTTGAGTGCTTGTTCGTCTATCAGACTGATTGTGATATTACCGTGATTGTGGCCGTTGACTTCATAGTCAAAGTTAAAGAATCTAGCATCCTCAGGAGTTTGTGTAGACTTGGCGTTTTCATCACCTAAACTAACATCTTCAAATCTACTGCGGATTTTTTCAAATAAAGATTCTGCTACGTTGTTAATTTCTGTACTCATATTGTTATTTATCTAAAACATTATAAAGGGCATTGGCTCTATGAAATCGTCTAGATTGTCTTTCATCTTGCTGTCTAGTTCAGGAACATAACTCTGTAGCAGTTGTGCCATACGTATGATTAATACTGTGGCCATTACTAGATCATCTGTTTCCCCTACCTTGGCCGCGTAACTTGTACCATGTGCTACAAATGTTTTTAGTTCACTTATCAATGGACGACTATGCAGTGTTAGTCGTTTGGTTTCAATTAGGTTTTTAAGTTTTGCACATGCACTTAGTTTACTTTTATGAGTTGTATTAAAGCCTTTACGATAGCGTTTTACATTACCTGCTCTAGCAGGTTCTGTTAGAAAGGTACCTTTAATATTTTCCTCTCCTATTTCAGCAAGACTAACTAAAGCCGCTTCACCTAAGGTGTTATTTTCTAAACTGTAGTATAAATTAGTTTCTGATACAAATTCACTTAGGTATTTTGTTATTTCTATCAGTATGCCAATCTGTTGTTGTACTGGTGTTTTGTTATGTTTCCATTCTGCTACTTGTTCAAAACTAGGTAATTCAAATACCTGTATAGCCGCTGGGTCACCACCTGTTCCTAAACTAGGATCTAAGGCAACCAGGTATGTAGCCTCTTTGTTTGGCTTCTTATACCAACGTACCTGACCTTGTGTTTCAATAGGATCTTTGCCCTGTAGTTCAATTAAGTGTCCTGCATTGATTAAAGTTTCGTCCCAGATAATAAATTCACATTCCATTTCACGTCTAAAACGATCATCACCTAACTGTGCTCTTTGTTCTTCTGCCCACTTGTCATCTCTATCTGGATGTTCATTCCAATATGAACGGAATGCTTTAAACCCATTAATGCCTATTTCAGTTGGATTACCGTGCTCATCTTCTAATTTGTTAGCACCTTTCCATAACACAGCAAATTGATCTTCGTCTGAGTTTTGAGTAGATGTAATAATACATTTACCACCTGTTGCCAGTGTTGGACTAATAGAAGTCCAGAACTCACGACCAATAGTAGGTCTCACAAACGCAAACTCGTCACAGTATAGTAGTGATATACTCATACCTCGTCCAGTGTTTTCAGTGGTTGTTGCTGAAACTATACGTGAGCCATTGTCAAAGTCTATACTACCTTTATTGTAACTAACAGCACCTGCTCTAATATAATCTGGAGTGTCTTCGTAGGCATAACGTATACGTTGCATAATCTCCTGCGAGCCAGTAAATTTGTGTGCGGCAATTAGGATAGTACTATCAGGCACAAACATAGCATACCATAGCAAGTAACCCGCGGCTGACGTTGACTTACCAGTCTGCCTAGGCATTAGACTTATACTAAATCTATTATCGTGGTATGTTGATATTAGACGTTTTTGATATTCGTATGGCTGGTACAACATTTTACCTTGTGTAGGATGCTGTATGTAAAAGTAGTTGCTCATAAAATACTCTGGACCCGTTACAGGATCAGCACATAGAGCAAACTCTTGTAGTTGTTTTTGTGTAAAAGATTCTTTAGTATGTGGTTTCTTTACTAATACAGAATCTGTACCTTTTGCTGTTCTTGCCATACTAGTACTTATCTGAGTTTAAATTAGGTAAAACTATTTTTTATTACCAGGGCTTTTCGCCAGTCATATATGGCTTTGAGAACCATAACTTAAACCATTCAGGAGTGCCTGGTTCAATGTTATGTTTTGCTTGATATTCTGCTTTTTCTTGTGCAGTGTGTGTAAGGTTGCTGGCTTCTGTTTTAACTGAACCTTCACCTGTGTATTCTTGTAGTTTACCTTGGTTTAGACCTGTTAAACCTGCTAGGCGTTTAATATCATCTATCTCATCCATTCCACTTTTTCCTTTTAGTTGATGGTACTGGGCTTGATTTATTTGTATCGCCTGGCTCGCAACTTGCGTCATTTACTACTGTGGTTATATTAGTGCCTACTTGTTTACAGGCTTTTTTAACCATGTCTTGTTCTTGTTTTGTGTATGGTTGTGATAAGTTACTGCGTCCTACCCAACTTTCTGTATCCAGTTCAGGAATGTTAACACCATCTGATCCAGCAGTGGCCATCATAACACGATTGAGATCGTAGAATCTATCATTTGATGTAGCAAATTTGTTAGATCTATTTAGGGTGCTCTTTTGATCTGCTGATAGTTTGCCTACACGTTTTTCTATAATAAAATCTTTTGCTCTCATTCTTCTTCTATTATCTCTATAACAAGGTCGCTTTGACCTTTAATTAATCTATGATACTGCTCTGCTTTTATAAAATAAGTGTTGCCTTCAATTAGATCTTGTGGAAGTTCATTGTCTAATTGTAGTTGCCAACCTTGACTTTCTTTTACAATTATTTGACGATTATTAGCATCACGATGCCACACTAGATCTGTGTTTTCTACTGTGCCTTCAAAACGTCTGTATATAGTGTTGCCTATACGTGTTTCAAAGTAAGGTTTATTACCACCACTGACCACCTTTAACTCCTAGACTTTTATATCTTGGTGTACGGCAAGCCCAATAGCCTGCTTTGGTTTTGTCGTTCTTTTGTTTACATTTATGTCTTGCTACAAAACTTTTAACAGCACCTGGGTTTTTTGCTTTAACTGATAAGCCAGTTGTATCACCCCAAGACACTTTTTTAACTTTGCCTGTTTTAGGATTTTTAACATAAACGTAGAACTTTTTACTTCCACCACGTTTAGGTTTATTGAGTTCTACCTTCTTACCTTGATATTCTGCTTCTGATAGTTCATCATCAGCAAATGGTTGGTCTAACGGAACTTTATATCCATTTTTAAGAGTAACTACTTGACCAATGTCTGTTTCTAACAATTCTTGATCTTCCCAGTCTGGTGTATAGTTACCTTCTTTAACCTGCTGTCTAGCATAGTTAAAAAATTCAAAATATTTGTCACTACCAGGGCGAAATACGTTTTCTCTAATTGGAATATTATTATCTATGTGGTATTGAAATGCTTCACTCATTTTTGCTTTTTTTAATTTAGCAATAGCATCAGTGTGCATTTTGTCAACAACGTCTTGAGCGGCAATCTGTGCGTCTTCAATGTCGTTTTCCTGATCTAAACGCTCAACGTCCTTTTCTAGGTCCATAAGCATTGATGCTAGTGGATCACCTTTAGCCAATGCTTGATATTTTTGTTTGGCTTTTTGTAATTGTATTCTTGTTTTAGTATCAAGTTTACCCATTACATCTGCTTTATCTTCATTGATTGGTAAACCACTTAGACGTTTAATTTCGTCAAGTTCTCTTTTTAATAGATCGTGTGTACCTTGTTTAGTTTTTGCTAAAGTCATTAAATCATCTTTGTCTAATGGACCAATGCCGTTAACTGCTTTGCGTGTAGGCATGCCTAAATCAACCCATAACTTAAATTCTTCATCTGTTGGTGTTGAGTATGGTGACCAATCCATTGATACTTCTTTGCCATCTTTAGTAGCAACGTGTGATAGTTTTACTACATCATCGTAGTCTTCTTCGTATGACGAGTATGTCCAACCTTTATAGCCTTCATTGACTGAGTTTTCTGTTATACCAAAGCGTTTTTGTAAGAAGTCTTTATCGTAACTATCTAAAAACTCCTCATAGTCTATATCAAAATAAGGTAATGAGTCAGTAAAATCTTTTAATAGGCCTTTTTTATGTAGATAGTCTACAGCGTCAATTGCTACTGCATCTTGATAACCTTCTTTGTCATCAAAGAATACTCTCAGCATGTTAAGGATTTGACGTGCTTCTTCGTCTTTTGGTTTAACGTCTTCTAAGCCTTCTTCTACTGATTCATTTGTATTTTTATACCACCATTTGATAGCATCGTAGTATGCTTTCCAGTTACCACCTTGTGCCATTAGGTCACGACGACCTAGTTCGCTGG